GTTACTCCAACCTGTATAGAATGTTTGAGAAGAACTACCTTGTGAGAATGATGTTGATACATAACTCAATGCTTTGTTATTGAATCGGTATCTTAACCAAAAATAACGAGGTGTAGTTGTTCCTTTAGCAACGGTGTACTTTACTGAAATGGTATCACCCACTTTATAAGGTCCAACAGTTGTGATGGCTTGGTCTACAGTCAATTGTGCCTGTGCCGTAAATGATAATAGAGATATAACTAATACCCCTAAAAATGTTAATAATTTTTTCATATTACTTTTTTCCTAATAATTTTGTAATTAGCTTATCGGATGCTTTTTTCAGAGCGTTGCTAAGAGAAGTTTGATTAAATTTACCACCCTCATCAACTATTAACGTAGACATTGAGATTTCTGATGATGATTCTTCAACCACTATCTCTTTCTCCTTCTTTCCTTCTTTATATAGAATACCTTGCAATCTAACTACCACTTCTTCTTCTCCTTTATGGAATACTGAAATGTTAGTTTTGGTTGAAAGTACGTCCAAATAAACAATATTTACTTTTAAATGATATTGAGCATCTTGTGAAAGGTCATATCCTTTTTCTTGGATATATTCCTCCAAAATGTTCTTTACTCCAAAAGCAAGATTACGATTTCCTGCTAATTTACCAATCTTAACTTGGTTTTCTACACCATCAACCCATACATGGTCTTCTGCAACATACATAATGTTACCCGGTGAATTTTTAAATGTTCCATCGAACTTCCATTCTAACTGATTAACGATTTCTCTAGTTAATTCAGTTTTACCTGTCACTTCTAATACCACCATAAATATTTCAAATATTAATGCTAATACTACAAATAAACAAGCTAATTTAACAAATAGCATTGCTAATTGTTCTTTCCAATTTAGTGCAAACGCTTTAATGTAAGACATGATTTTTACCTTTTAGTTATTACTATAACCAATTGCGGTAACGAAATTAATGAAATCTATTAAAAAAACCTATTGAGAGGGAACGTATTTTGGACAATAAAAAAGGTTATCCAACAATAAATATTGAATAACCTTAAAATAGTATTAATTTAAATATTAAATTATTGTAGATTAACTAATTTGTATTTTGTAGAGTATAATAGTTCAGAAACATTATCTAATTGATTTTGAATCCAACTATCTTGTAAATTTTCAGCTTTTCTTTCATTTCCTAAAAATTTTATTAATAAATCAAAATATTTAATAATATTTTCTGCTGAACAATCGTTATCAATTCCGTTTACAGGTTTAAATTCAATCAAACCATATTTTCCTTGATATGATTCTACCAATCCATCTATTAAACCTACGATTTCATCATAGTATATGTTTAATGCAGAATGTATTGCAAATGCGCCCGGTCCTTTTACTCCCAAATGAAATCTATGTACTTGTGTACGACTGTGAAAGAACATTGATGCTATATTTTCCATAATTTATTAGTCTTGTTCTAATAAATATTGCTCTTCCCAAAAATCATTACTTTTACTTACAATCATACCATTATCCAAATAATCATTTAACATTTTAGTTTGATGTTTTTTCATTTCGTTAACAACCTTAGTAATATAGTGAGTTTTACAATCTGTCATTTCTCTGATTAATAGGTATAAGTGTTTTTTGTTAAAGTTTTCTATAAATTTACTTCTTCTAAATAACTCTAATACTGCATCTGCTATTTGGATATCACGTTTCTTTGTAAATACTTTTGTTAAATTTATATCCCAATATTTTAACATTAATTCTTTAAATTCATTTAATTCCTCTCCAAATTGTTCTTGTTTAAAATCATTCTCAGGATTCCAACTTTCAGGCATTTCAGAAATTGGAGTTGTTTTTTTAAAACGTTTGTAGTTACCATTATTTTTAAGAATTAAATGATTCTTTGCTACAATACTAAAATAAGAGAAAGCCTTTCCCTTTCCTTCTTGAAACATATGTATTTTTTCAATTAAGGTAGAAACAACTTCCATTTGAATATCTGATTTTGGAACATCAAAATAAGAAAATTTGAAAGTATTTAAAATATTTTCTGCTAATTTTTCAAAAGCATATTGAATACTATCAACGTATATTCTATTTCTTTCTCTTTGATTTGTTGTTTTATTATATAAAATAATTGCGTTTTCAGTATCTTGACTGAAATATATTTTATTCTTTCTTTTACGAGGCATTATTAGAGTTCATTTTTATAGGTTTCAATCAGATTAATGATTTCTTTGTAAGCTCCACCAACTTCATCATCGGCTTCAAATGCTCCATTCATATCATATTCTCTCATAGTCTCTAATAGCGTTATCAATTTATCTAAAGTATTTTCTCTTTCAATTTCCATAGCATCTACATATTCATTTAATTCATCATTAGAACGAATATATTGTAAACCTCTATTTAATAAGTAAATATTTAATATAATTGAAGCGGTTATTAATAATATTAATAATGTAATCATGTTATTTTATTTATAATACAAATATACAACTTTTTTTTGATATTACCAAATTTAAGCCTCACCTATTTGATTTGAATAAAATCCTTTACTTAAAAAATCTACGGAAGCTTCTTCTTTAGCTTTGTTAATTTCATCCTTTGCCCATTCCATTTTAGAAACAAATCGAGCATCAAGCTTTTCTTCTTTTACCTTTTTAGTTTCAATTAATTCATCAACTAAAGCTTCTACTAGCATTTGTAATACTAATATTCTTTCATTTTGTTTTTGTAATAATTCTTTCATATTAATTGGATTGAGCCGGAGTAGGCATTTTCAAATATTGAATTTAGTTCTTCTTCTACATTTCTAAGATATTCCTGCCCAAATGCCTTCTTTACCGATAATGATGTATATCCCATAGCCCCAGCCATTCGGATACACATTCTTTTATATTCCCAAACATCCATATCATTTGGTACTTCAAATTCTATTTTTGAGGCCTCTCTATTATCTTCTTCGTTTATAGTAAATTGAAACTTTGCCATAATTAAATAATTTGATATCCTTTTACTAAATATGAATCTACTTTTTTACTCTTTACAAATTCCATTTCATTATTAGGCCCTTGCAACATTACTCTTTCGTTTCTACCCGGTTCTTTATCTTTAATAACAGTATCTGAATATTTTCTAATTGTATCTGTTATATCAATGCCATCTATTGCATCAATTAATCTTTGTACTATAACAGCTTCTACCAATCCCTCATCACCAAAAAATTCATTAGCATCTTTCCATTCATCTTTAGATGCTTTAAATTCAACTTTACCCAAATTATCAGTATCAATTACAACATATGGAAAACGAATAGTTTTTCTAACTTTTTCTTTATAAGAATCTTTTTCAAAATAAACTAAAGGTTGACTTGATGTTTTTGATATTTTTGGATTTACTAATGTAAGCTCATCTTCAATATTTCCTAAACGAATAGTAATTATTCTTTTATTAATATTAACATCCAATGCCGTAAACATAAAACCTTTTAATTTTGATACAGCTTCTTTATATTTTGTTACATCATCTGCTGTAATTGATGAATGTTCAATTTTTTGTATTTTCATAACCTTTTATTTTTGTATATTATTTAAATTTAAATCCACTCAATTTTTCTACATCAGATACCAATACTTTATGTGAATTTATACCAGTTGGTTTATCAGTTGTATTGTTGAAAATATATGCCAAGTATTCTTTTGTTTTAACTACATATATAACTTTCCAACATTGTGTAGGAACTGCTACTTTATTTGTACCTATTGTTTTTGCAACACCAACACTCCCACACCATACATGAACTGAATCATTATCTTTTGCAATTTGTCTTTCTAATACCTCTACCGATTTCCAATCTCCTGCATTTAAACTATGATATTGTGCAGTCATATTTGAAAAATAAAAACACTCATCTTGAACTGCTGGAGTTTGACATTGATTCTCTGCAGCCGGCATATTGTGTCCTCTATCCGTACCACTACCAACATAATCAGCTGCTAGATTTGTTTCTGCTAATAATTGTGGGTCTGGTTTAAAATTATCTTTTCTAGCTAATGGAGTAGGGCATCCCACTTTAGCTTTTGTAATCCACCATTCAACTTCTACTGGATATTTTTTTGATTTAGAGAAATGTGTTGTATAGTTGGTATGTTTAATAACCACTATATCTTGCGAAAATGTTACTATTACTATTAATAAAGTAATAAATGTTAAGAAGATTTTTTTCATAATTTTTGGTTTATATATAAATATTTACTTTTTATCTTTAGATTCTATATATTCTTTTATTTTTTTATCTAAATATTCTATTGAGTCGGAAGTTCCTTCAAATCCCATATATTTTATATAAATTTTAATCTTATTTGGATTTTCTTCTAATTCTTTTTTCAGTTCTTCCAATTTAGGAAGATGGGCAGTTATATATGTCATTATTCTAAATCGCTTGGTTGGTTTCTATAAATTCTATAACTATCATCATCAAAGTGTTGAGTACTTACTTCAAATATTGTTGCTTCATCAGATAATGCTGTTAATTGGTGTGGTAATCCTTTTTTAATTTCAATAACATCTCCTTTTTGAATTTGAGTATAGCATCTTTCTCCGTTCTCAGTATCTATCCAATCAAATTGAAATGCTCCATTCTGAACATACCAAGTTTCATCTTTAATCATATGATAGTGCATTGAGAACTTATCACCTGAATTATTAAATACTAATAACTTTCCACAATAATCAGGATGATTATGTATCCATAATTCATATCCCCATTTTTTCTCAACTCTTTTAGGAGTTTGTATTTTTACATCGTATATCATATTATAATTCTAATTTTGTTAATGCAGTGCTATTTCCAATAGTTCCCTTAAAAAAAGAATTAAAAGCTAAACTAATCCTTGTTTCATTTCCTTTTACTGGTGGAACTCTATGAAATAGAGTCGATGGGAACAATAATAAATCATACTTACCTACAGTAAAAGTTACATCATATGTATTATAATCATTTATTTTATTTGTTTTTAATTCAAAAAATCTAGAAAGTTCTTGTTTAACAAACTCAATTTCATCTATTTTTTTATCTGCATTAATATAAAATACACCACTAATTATACTGTTTGGGTGATAATGCTGATGATGATATTCATTTGGTTTAGAATAATTTAACCAAGATTGAGTTAATACTAATTTAATTTCATTTTTATTTATTGGTGAAAAAATTTCATTTAGATATATGTTTAATGCATTCTCACAAAATATTTTTATATCTTTCATAGATTCATCATCTAAACAATAAACATTTTTAGAAGTTGTGTTACTATGATTTGGATTTACATATTTTTTACAATTATTAATAAAATCAATTTCAGATTCAGTAAATTCTCTATCAAATTTAAATTTCATAACTGCCGTTGGGAATATAGGGTATATCTTTCCTTCCATAATTAATTACTTAAAGGTGCTTTAATTGTTGGATGACAATGTTCGTTATAATAATATAACTTAATTGAATCCGGTGTATATGTTTCTAATGTACCATCCAATACTAAATCATCACCATCACCTTTACCAGGCAATAAAAAGTGTGAACGAATTAATTGTTCTTTAGCTTGCTCAATATGATTTAAATATAAATGAGTATCACCTAAATTTCCAATCAAATCATCTGATTTCATATTAACTTCCTTTGCTATGATTCTTAATAACAAAGCGTATGAAGTGATGTTGAATGGCAATCCTAAAAATGTATCAACACTTCTTTGATTCCACATTAAAGAGATTGCTCGTCTTGGTACTGGATATAATTCATCAATTTCTTCGTGGTCACCTCTATGAAAATCAAATGGTTCAAATAACCCTTTATATGTTTTAGATGCCAAGTCCAAACGTTCTTCAACACTTAACTCTCTTGTATAAATTTGAAATCCATAATGACATGGTGGTAAAACCATTTTATCTAACTCACCTACATTCCAAGCAGATACTATCAATCTTCTACTATCAGGATTTGTTTTTAAGTCATTAATCAAAGTAGCTATTTGGTCAATCCATTTTTTCTCACCATCTCCTTTAACATACCAACCTCTCCATTGTTTACCATATATTGGTCCTAAGTCACCCCAATATTTTGCGAAGGCATCATCGGTTTTAATTCTTTCAATAAAATCTTTTTGTGATACTGGTGTGTAATGTTGCGAATGTGTTTCTGCTAAAGTATCTACATAATTTTTATAAGCATCTCCGTTCCAAATGTTACAACCATTTTGGACAAGATACTGAATATTAGTATCACCTCTTAAAAACCAAAGTAACTCAGTAACAATTGATTTGAAAGGCATCTTCTTTGTTGTAAGAATTGGGAAGTTATGCTCAATATCAGTAAATCTTAAGTTGTATCCAAATATTGATTTAGTTCCAGTTCCAGTTCTATCCTTCTTTTCTATTCCGTAATCCAAAATTGTTTGTAATAATGTTTGGTATTGTTTATCTACTTGGTTTTCCATACTATGAAGGCGTTTGTGATGTTATATTTGTTGTAAGTACCCATCTTTTTTCATCAGAATTTGATGGCTGTGTTCTATGTCTTATCCAACCGGGAAACATTAAAACATCTCCTGTTTTAACTTGTATTGTTTTCCAATTCCAAAGACCATCATCCTCATCATGTAAATAAAATCCTTTTTGAGTTTCTAATGGATGTTTAAATTCTATGAATCCACTATTTTCAGGAACATTTAAATATGTTGCTATAACCATAACAGCTCCACTATGTAAATGCTCTTTTGTTGTACCACCTCTTAAATGATAATTAACCCAAGAATTGGATATAACATAATCCAAAGTTGATAATAATTTCCATTCTTTTTTTATTATGTGTAATGCATAAGGTCTTAACCAAGTATAAAAATCACGAAATTCATTACAAGTATGAGCGTATATAGGATTTGATACAGAACTTTCTCCATACCCATCTTCAATAGAAACTTTATGTGGAGAATCTTTAATTAATTTTTCACAAATAGGTTCAATTTTATTCCAATCAAAATTATCATACCTAATTTTTAATATAATTGGTTCGAACGGAGTTATATCTATAATATTTTGGTTACTCATTTTATAAAAGGTAAAATTGCTAATTCTTTTGCTTTTGCCTCAACCATTATATCAACAGCAAAACCATACGTGTTAGGTAATTGTTTAATGTAATCTGAATGAGCTTGCGGTTTACTTCCTTCTTTACTTTCCGAATAATGTACAACGGGCTTTATATTCCAAGGCCAAGTTGATGCTGCTAATTCTAATGCTTCATCTTCCGTTAATACGCCAGGACAAAATTTATAGTGATGGTAATCAAATACAATAGGAATACCAATTCTTTCGTGAATATACATCAAATCACATACTGAATACATTGATGCTTTATCATCATTCTCTACTGTTAATCTACTACGAACTGAAATTGGATAATCTTTTAAAATTCTTACAAAATCTATCCATTGCCGCAATCTTATCACCATATACTCCGTTACAATGTATGTTAATTTTGTTATAAGGTGTTTTAGATAACCCCATCATATCAAATACTTTACCATGCAATTCTAAATCAGCTATAGTCTTTTCAATTACGGATTCTTTAGGAGATACCAATACATTAAATGGACCGGGATGTGATGTAATACGAATACCCCAATACTTTGCAAAGTCACCAGCTTTTTTTAACTCACTCTTAATTTCTTTGTAATCTTTTAATTGAGTTAAATCCAATTGGTCACCCCAAGGTATTAAGGCAGATGATAAACGAAAGAATTTAATTCCGTTTAATCTATTCCACTCTAAAATTTTAATGATATCTTTTGCATTGAGTAATGCAAGTTCAGAAACATAATCCATTCCTTTTGCCTGAAAAGTTCTTTTAACCATTGTTCGGTTAGTAGTAACTTTTTTACCTATACTCATATTGATACATGCGTATCCTAAATTAGCCATTTCGATATAATTTGTTGTTATACAAATATACGAAAATTATTTGAATTTACCAAATATTAATAAGATTTTCCTGAAAAGTCGTTTGGATATTGAGTATGTCTTACAAATTTTATCCAATAATTAACAGCATTTTGGTCATTTATCCATTTTGAACGGTCGTTCCAATCAAATCCGGTTTGAGCGTAATATGGAACATAATCTCTTATAACTTGTGCCCTATTTGGATGAGCAGTAATTGTATCTATTAATCCATCACCATTTGTATCATATCCATCGATTTCACCATCACCATCATAATCAATAGGTCTGTTAGAATAATCAGGTTTAAGATTAGCTAATTCAGTATCCATAACAGTGTTTGGAGCTTTTTCAACAATTTCTTCATTATATTCTTCTACAGCCTCTTTTAATGCTTCATTTGGTTCAGTTGGGTTGTTTATAGCATCTACAAACACTTCGGCATCCTTTTCAGATGCTATTATAGGAGTTTCTTCGGGTTTATCACCATATACTTCATAATTCTTATAGTTTTCCTCCATTAAGTCATCTAAATTATCATATAAACCCATTTTTTGGTTATCTTCAACCATTTTACCAATTATTTCTTCTTTATCTTTCTTTTTTACACCAATTAATCCATTAAATGCGATAATTAGAGCGATTGCAAGAGGGTCAAACACTATTACAATCAAAAATATGAAGAATTTTACTACATTTTTTAATTCTACACCAAAAGCTTCGGCAATAAAACGAAATCCACCTACTTCTTTCTCTAAACCTACGTTTTTTATCTTAATTTCGTTGATTTTTTCGTTATTTTTAGCGTTTTCATCTTGCAAAGTGGAAATTTTACCATTTATTGTAGCAACTTGCTTATCTTTACTATCAATAGAACGTAGTAAACGATTATTAACCTTACCTTTCTCCAAAATTGTTGATTGAGTTGAAGATAATTGCCCTAATTGAGTATTTAATTGAGTAATTTGAGCCGTATTTTGCTCAATTTTAGTAGAATATACCAAAACTTCTCTATCTACTTGCTGTAATTGTAAAGATTGTGATTGGAAAGCGTTAGAAAGATATCCAAATATACCAGCAGAAGTAATCATCATAAGAATTCCTACTGCTATTGTTAAATACCATTTGTTAAAACCCTTAATTTCATTCCACATTTGCTTCAAATATGTTGCAGCAACCAATTTAGCAAACTCTAATGAGCCTGCCATCACCATTACAGCCGTTGATGCTCCACTAAATAGTACACCCAATCCAGTTACTGAAAAGAATGCAGCACATCCGGCAATAATTAGGGCTGAAACTCCAACTAAGAACTTTAACCAATTCATATTATGCTAAATCTACTATATTTGTAGTTAATTCTATTAATCTTTCAATCTCTTTTGTTAAACGAATTGCTTCCTCTTGATTAGCAGGTCTTTCTCCACTTAACATTTCTAAAATAACTTTAGCTCTTTTATTAATTGCTTCTAAGTTTTCTTGAGCTCTTTGTTTGTATTCAGGTTTCATAATATTTCTTTATATATAAATATACTCAAAATAAAAATGAGGGTGAATAATCACCCCCACCTATTGTTAGTTTTTTTGTTTAGTTAAATTAACCAATTGAAATTGTTCGTTTCTTTGGTTTTTCAGGTTCTCTTTTTGGTATTGCTAATTCCAATACACCATCTTCAAATGATGCTTTTACATTATCTAAATCAAAGATTTTAGAATCAGCTGTAAAACTTCTTAAGAATGAAGAGCGTTTAACTTCTCTACGAAGATATACTCCACCTTCTTTCTCAGGTGCTTTAGATGATTTTTCTCCTTTTAGTGTAATTACATCACCATCTACATCGATAGTAATTTGTTCTTTAGTTAAACCCGGAACTTCTGCTACAATCTCAATACGGTCATCAAAATTAATGATGTCACATTTTGGATAAGCTGCTTGTTGAAATGCGTTTATACCAATTTCCTTTGATAATTCAGGAAATGATTCTGAAAATACTTTATCAAATAAAGTATCCAGTGGTGAGAAGAACTCGTCCCTAAATTGGGGAATAGGGAATCCCTTTTGAATTTGTGCTTTCATTTTTACCTTGTTTTTAAGCGTTAAGTTTGTATCTCCTTTTGGATGATACGCCGATATGCTGGTCAGCTCTATCGGTTTATAAATATAATGAAATTAAAAATTAATTCCATTCTTATATTCACTATTTTCAATTCGGCAACTCATATGGTCTGCCCAATGTAGTAAGTAAGGTAATTCAGTCTTTAACTGAAAGTTCTCATCGTATGAAATAAAATACTTTTCGTTTCCTTTATTATACAATCCATCTGCTAACATAATACCCAACATTTCTTTTTGAGTAAATTGGATTCCATAATGTTGTAATGTCCAAAGAGCTCTATGTGTAACATCCATATAATGAATATCAGGATTTTGTTTAAATAAAGAACCCTGATTCTTACGATGCCAATCTGATTCTTGCTCTACATAATATGGTTTACCTAAATCACCCAACTTTCCTAAGTCGTGATGTAGTGCTGCAAATAATAATTCCTCAACTTCAAAGTCTATAATGCCACCATTCTCTTTGAATTGTTTCATTTGTCCAATTGCGTTTTTACATACATTCATAATATGGTCAATATAACCACCAGCATATGCCGAATGAAAATGCGCCTTACCACTTGCCGGCGCCATTAATAATTCCATACCTAATTGGTCTTCGGAATACATATGTAATAACTTCTCCAATCTTTCGGGTTGTGAAGCAAATGCTTTCTTTACGAAGGTTATAAACTTATCATAGTTAGCCTTCAATTGTTGTTCTGTGTAATTTCTCATAATACAAATATACGATTTATTTTTTAATTCTCCAAATTTTCTTCTATTTCTTTTTTAGTAAGGGCTCTATAAAGTATTTCTAATTCTTCTTCTGAAGTACACATTCCCAATCCATCCATATCTAGTAATTCAACAAAAAATGTATTAGGCTTTAATCCCATATCTTTTATTAAGGCTGTTTCATCCGAAGCATTTGATACTAATGTAGTAGCAAATTTATCATCATCATCTTTAGGTAAAGGTAATGAATAAAAAAATGGTGCATTTTCATCGTTTGGTTCATCAAATATTTCTTCCTCATCTTCTTCTTTATACATACCTTCACCAAAAATTTCATCAGGTCCAAATTCTCCTATTGGGTCACCAACTTTATGTTTTTTCCAACGTTGCCTAATAAAAGTTTCTTCGGTGATTGGTGTTAGTGGTAATTTAATTTCTTTTTTTCTCATTATTCTAAAACTATTTTTGTATAAATTATTTTATTTGATAAACTATGTGTTGCTTTTATAATCATTGTATCTCTTTTCATTTCTGAAATAGGAGCTATAATTGTATTTATTTCACCATTAGTTCCGCTATATGATGATTTGTTTATTGTTGGTACTAATTCATCTTTAGATACTATCATTGGTGGTAATTTAATTATTGTATATTGGCCTGTATAATAGTTGATGTATGATTTAGTAATATAAGCTGAAGTATCTCCTTTACGAATCCACCAATATAAATTACTTTCCCATTCAATATTTTCAGCAGGTATTGGTTCTTTACCATTAACTAAAATTCTACCAGTAACTCTATATGGTTGTTGATTAGAATTTGGAATTAATTTCAAATGATAAAATCCGTTAGTATCAATTGCTAATGATTTTGTACCGGTTTGAGTTAATACTGAATCAATTGAGAATGTATAGTTTTTTTGAGGAACTATGGTATCTTTTTTTGTACATGCTGCAAATAAAATTAAGAGGGGTATTAACTTTTTCATATTATAATAAATGTTTTAAAACGGCTTCCCAATTAGGAAACTCATCAGTTGCAAAATGTATGTGTTCACCTTTAAAATCACCAGCACCATTTGCGGTTCTATCATCAATTAGATAATCACCAATCAATAAATTCTTTAAATGTGTAATAGCCATTTTCTTATGGAAGATTCTACCAAAGTGTTCTTCAATCCAAAATCTTTTATCCATAGCTGCCATTGGATTACCCCAAGGTGCTGCCGTAGCAATATACAATTCATACTTACCACTAGCTACTAATTTATGGATAGATTCAATAGCTCCTTCAATTGGTGGTGGATTTCTGAATATACCAGGTATGTGGTCATATCTACCTTTGTAATTATCTTTTAAGAATGTATTTTCTAAAATAGAGTTTTCAACATGCTTTCCAAAATTAACCAAAACACCATCCATATCAATCCATAAAATCTTTTTATTTGTCATATTCTTATCATTTGTTACATAGTAAAGATACGAAAAATACCCGAAACTACCAAGCTTTTCCAGTCTATTAAGAAATAAATTTTGTTGATAATCAATGAGTTATGAGGGCAAAAAATAACCCGTTGAAAATCAACGAGTTATAATTTATTGTAAATCAACCAGTTATGAATATATATTAATTTTCTACTATATGTACTCCCTCTATAAGTTCCCCTTCAGATGGGGCTTCTAAGTTTAACTCAAATGAATTACTTTCACCTAATATAATTTCTTCTTGCAGTTCATATCTTTCTAATACTCTTTTAACAATACCAGAACGAATACAATCCGATGCTGTAAATTCTATTTGATAAGCTCCCTTCATTCCTGCTAATCTTCTCCATATATCATAGAATCCACTTTTAGTATAAGCAGGTGAACCATTATCTTTATATTTATCACATTGAGAAAGGTCACCTTCAATAACTAATTTTGAATCATCTGAAATACGAGTGATTAAAGTTTTTAATTGTAGTGGTGATGCATTTTGTGCTTCATCTAAAATGATATAACTCTTTTCAAAGTTGATACCTCTTAAAAAGTTCATTACTCTAAACTCAATCTTTTTGTTTTCAATTAATTTTTTAACTTCAACAGGTCCTATAATTTTGTTTAAGATAAATAAAGATGATTCATTATGTACTTCTATCTTCTCCATCAAATCGCCAGGTAAATGACCTAACTTATCTTCGTTACCAACATCAACGGTTGGATTAATGATAATAAGTTTTTCTATTGGTGATGATTTATGTAATAATAATTCTAATCCTTTTTGTATTGAAATGTAAGTTTTTCCAGCTCCGGCCAATGCATGAGCCATTATAATGTTATTCCCTTCGTTTTCTATTGCTTTGTAAAATCTCTTTTGGTTTCTTGTTTTAAATTTAATTCTCTTTATAACTTTTGGTAGTGAATGTACTACTGTTTCTAATTCTTCCAAACTTTGCAATTTCTCTTTCCTTGCCATGTCCTTTTATTTTGTTTTACTAAGAATTTATAACTAAAGATGGAGCTTTCTTTTTAACTCTACCTCTTTTTTTACTTTTTAATAAATTTATTCCATTATGTATTTCTCTACACAATTCATATTTTTCCAAATTAATACACAATTGAAGAAGATACTCTAAGGCAAGTAAATAATCTTTACTTTCAATTGTTGAAACAATTCCAGATTGTTTAAAGCGGATTAAAATGATTTGTGATTTTTTTGATTGGTATGCTGAGAGTATTCGCTGAAATGTTTGTATGATAAAATCATCTCCAAATAATGATAGATATTCTTTAACAATAGTTGTATTACTATCTAAATATCTTTTCCAGCTTACAGTTGATTGTACTCTAGCCATTTAAAACATTTAATTACTTATAAGTATTATCGAATGTTTTAAATCACTTATATTTTTGTTAAAGATATATCATCTTTTAATCAAATTATTTCTTTTTAAATTTCTTAGGAACTTTAGGAACTTTAGGATTAAATTTAGGAACAGGTGGTAATTTTAAAATTGGTAACTTAGGAACATCAGAAATTTTTGGTAATTTAGGTACTTGTGGTAAAGATACGTTTGGTACTAAATCTGTTACATCTGATATTGATGGTAAATTTGGAACTTTTGGTAAACTTTTTGGAATATTACCCGCTAAACTTTTTATACCAGCAACTAATGCGCTTGCCGTTCCTATTACATTTTGTGCTTGAGAAATACCACTTTGTATTTGATTCGCTTTATCTGCTGATGTATTTGATTTTGTTGTATCTGTTTGAAGTGAACCGCTTGTTCCTGATATAATTGATGTTGGTACTGCTACTATTTTATTAGATATAACATTACTAATTGGGTCTATTTCCAAATAATTCCAATTACCAACAATTTCAGAAGGTATTACTCCACCAGTATCAATATTTAATGGGTCAACAGGCGATACCAACCAATCTATATAAGCTACTAAGGAATCATAATCAATACTATAATCATTATTTATAAATAAATTACGATTCATAATAACTCCATCAGCATGTTCCTTACTTTGAGTAGTTTTAAATCTATCTAATAAATCAGAATATGTAATGTTTACAATATATGAAGAATTAAATGAAGCTAATGAAAAATATGGATTATTTTCAGATATACTTAAAACTAAATCATTATAGTAAGTTTCGGATGTATATAATGTAGGATTTTTATCTAAGTTATCTTTTCTAATTGCTAAAATAAATCTAAAATCAGTACCGGCTACAAATTTTAAATCTTTAATAGTTGGAAATGTAAAATTTATTTTATTTGTTTCTGCATATATTCCATACAATACGCCAGCATTATCAGTATCATCTGGTTTGTAATTTCTAAGCGTTGGATATTGATTATCCAATTGTATGAGTCTTTTATATTCCATATAGATAAATATACCTATACTAAATTCTCTAAATTATAAATTTTTCGATTAAGGTAAAATGCGGCTTTCTTTAAATCTTCCAATTCCTTTTGAGGGTCTTTTTTGCCGGCTCTTGCTATGTATTTAGCTACATTGAATAGGTAAGCATCCTTATCTAAATCCCAAGCTTCACATACCTTAATTACCTCATATGGGTTATCAACACCACCATAATAGGCTGGATTCTTTACTGCTTCTTTGTTAGTAAACTCGTCTTTTCTTATGTTTGGTTTAGCGGGCATATAGTTAGATATTTTTATTCGTTTCACAAATATACGAATAATTTTTGATATTACCAAGCTTTTTCATGTATCTTTTTTATTTTGCTAAATTTATCCACATTTCTTTACGTTTGGGATTTTACGCAATATATATTCTGTGACTACTGTATAAGCAGGGACAGTATAAAAATAAACTGTAGCAATTAACTGGGAAACTGTAATACCAGGGAAATACTAGGAAGCATCCAAAAATGTTCCATCTTCGTTTTTAATAACAACTTTATAAACTCTTTGAGTTTCATCATTTACAAATAATTGAGCTGCGTAAGTTTGAGCTTCCTCTAAAGTTTCAAAAGAATCGATTGTATCTTCATCGTGCATTTTTAATACCCAAATAAAGTTATTACCCGGTACTACTTGTTTATGTATGAAATAAGCCATTTATAATAATTTTTTAAATAATATCTTTTTAACCCAAACACTTCTTAATCCAACCCATTGATAATACCTATATCTTAATTTTTCTGTTAATATATAAAAACTAATAAAACCAAACACCAATAGTAAAAAATTAATAATTTTCGATATGGTGATTGGAATGTACATATTATCTCCAATCTTGTTTAATATGTATAAACGAAGATATCATACACATAAATATAAGATACAATTAGATTCCGATATCCTTAAGACGTAGTATCTCCTTTTCAATATGGCGGTTGTATCCGTTCCATTTAATATTTTCCAACATCCATTTACGATACCATACAGGAATTGATTTAATATCTCTACCTTTGTATTTTCCAAATGTCATTATAGTAGGAGTAACAGCATTTGCTAAATCTTGCGGTGATGGCTTACCTTCTATATGTAATCCAATTTCATCCAATGGAATGCCTGTTAATTGTTTCTTTCCTTCTCCATATAGTTTCCAATCAAATGGAAAATGTTCCGTATCTTTTTTGAAATACAGCTCCTCTACCTTACCAAACCTAGGTACACTACCCACAAAATCAATAACCAATCCATCTTTCTTATTAGGATGAATACGAGTAACCCTTCCTACAAATTGATACCACCAGCTTAAAGATGCGGTAGGTCTGCCTGTTATTATACAATCTAATTCCGGATGGTCAAACCCTACTGATAGAATAGTAACTTGTACAACTATCCTCAAACGTAGATTCTTAAAATCATCAATAATACGTTCTCTATCACTATCAGCCATACCACTATATACTGCTTCACAGCTTGGTAACTTTGTGGATAACTCAATAGCTGCTTCAACGGATGGTACTGCTACTAATATTGATTTTCGGTTTGGAATATCCGAAATCTTCTTCATTATCTTACCACCAATATCCTGCTGCTTATAAGCCCGTTGTATTGAATCGTCTGTATAATCAGCATATGATGAATTGTAAACCAAACCCCCTGTTTCAAAATCATAGGATTCATATACTAATGGTGACCAAAATCCATTTTGTACCATATCTTCGATTTGAGCCACATGTATCACCTCTTTGAAGTAATTCCCCTTATTTGATTTTGAAGTGAGCATGACCAGCTTAGAATAAGACCTACCTACATCGTTAAGGTTTGTTTGCAGCTTTAACGGAGTTGCGGTTAATCCTAATACGTGAGTGATTTTAGCAGCACTTAAAAATCTCCTTAACATTCCACCCGGCTCTCTTGGAAATCTATCACACTCATCTATAATAACCTTTTTAATACCCAATGTATTAAATTTATGGGCTATTTTAACAATAGAACCAATTGTAGCGTATGTAACCTCACCTATTTCTTTCTCACCCATTGCTGCACTATATATGGATGCTTTACCACCTAAATTGATAAATTTGTTATAGTTTTGCTCTAATAACTCTTTTGATGGTTGAATTACCAATAACTTTTCACCCAGTTTATGAGCAATATCAGCTATCACAATTGATTTACCAAATGCAGTAGGAGCTACTATAATAGATGGAACGGCTTTCTTTTGTTGAAAGAATTCTACACCTTTTTTTACAGGTTCTATTTGATTTTCTCTTAGTTTCAAATTTTTACAATTTATAATTGTAAAGATACGAAAAAAAATCCATATATCCAAATATTTTTATTTACGGCAAATATTAATAAATCATTAATAATTTGGTAATGTGGAAAAAAATTTGTATCTTTGTGAAAGTTTTAACAATAACATAATAGTTATTACGGAAGAAAAGAAATTGAAGCTTATGATTACAAAAAAAGAAAATATATCGTTATATACATATAGAAAGAATTCAGCCACTTTAGCAAACAAAGTGGTGGGATAACCAAGTAGGTGTGGAGTAATTCGCACCTTTTTTATTTTAACAATTAAACAAACAAAACAAAAAACAGCATGAAAAATCTGAAAAAACTGATGCTACTTACGATTATGTTCGCATTCTCATTCGTAGCAAAAGCACAAGAAACTACATCTGAAATCCAAGGAAATGTTTTGGCAGGTAAGAATGGTTTAGCGGGCGCAACCGTAACAGCTATTCATCAACCAACAGGAACGAAGTACAAAACAAGTGCTCGTGCCGATGGAAGATACAACCTACCAAACCTTAAGATTGGAGGACCTTATGTAGTAACAGTATCATTTGTTGGATTCAAAGAAGAATCGCAGAGTGATATTCAATTAGTATTAGGACAAACCTATAAAGCTAATTTTAGTTTAGTAGAGAAATCAACTTCATTAAAAGAAGTTGTTGTAAGAGCTAACCAAAGTAAAGTATTTAACAATGCTAGAACAGGTACACAAGAGAACTTTAATAGAACACAATTGATAGGTTTACCTTCAACTTCTCGTTCTTATAAGGATATCTTAAAATTAGTTCCTACCAACAATAACTTTTCATTTGGTGGTATTAGTTCACAATTAAATAACATTACAGTAGATGGAGCTAACTTTAATAACTCTTTCGGATTGGCTAGTGATATTGGTGGACAAACTGGAGCAACGGCTATCTCTTTAGATGCTATTGACCAAATTCAAGTAAACACTTCTCCTTTTGATGTACGTCAGGGTGGTTTCGCAGGTGGTGCAGTGAATTCGGTAACTCGTAGTGGTACAAACAAATCTTTTGGTTCTGTTTATGAGTATTTCAAAAATAAAAACTTACAGGGTTACAAAGTAGGTGATGTTGAATTACCTAAGCAAGATTACACTTATGATTTAAAAGGTTTCACAGTAGGTGGAGCATTAGTTAAAAATAAGTTATTCTATTTCATTAATGGTGAGCAAGAAAGTAGAGAAGCTCCAGCAACATTATGGACAGCTAACGATGCTACTCATCCAGCTAATGGTACAACAGTATCTAACGCTAACGCAGCTCAATTAGATGCTTTAAAACAATTCTTAATTACTAAGTATCAATACAATCCTGGTGAGTATCAGGGGTATTCTTACAAATCACAATCAAAGAGATTAACTGCTAAAATTGATTGGAACATTAATACTAACAATACATTCACATTGAAGTATAGTTATTTAAAATCTTCTAACCAAATTCCTCCATCTAATAGTGGTTCGGTTAATAGTACTTATGGTAGAACACCTGGTCAGTACGCATTACCTTTTAATGGTGCTGGTTATGAAATTAATAACAACGCTAATGTATTTACTGCTGAGTTAAACACTCGTTTCTCAAATAGTATGAACAACAAATTACAAGTTGGTTATACTCAATTAAGAGATTATAGAAGTGCATTAACTAGTGCTAATTTCCCATTAGTAGATATCTTAGATGGTAACGGGCAACCTTTCACATCTTTTGGATATGAGCAATACACTTATGGTAACAAATTAAATACCGATGTGTATCAATTCAATGATATCCTTTCTATCTATAAAGGAAAGCATGAGATTACATTAGGTACTCAAAATTCTTACAAAGAATATTCAAATGGTTTCTCACCTTCTTATCAGGGTGTTTATCGCTTCAATAGCTTAGCTGATTTCTACGCATCTGCGGCAGGAACTAAACCAGCTGCTCGTTACGATTTATCATACACATTAGGTGGTTGTGAATTTCCATTAGTAGGACCTAAAGATTTAGAGTTAGGTGTATTCATTCAAGACAAATATAGAGCAACCGATAAATTAACTCTTACCTATGGTTTAAGAGCTGATTACACTCAATTCTATAACACATTCTTATACAACCCAGTTGTAGATACATTAACTCAATTCTATAATGGTACACACGCTAACACAGGGTTAGCACCAAATAAAGCAGTTCAATTCTCTCCAAGAGCAGGATTTAACTATGATGTATTAGGTGACCAAACATTACAAGTAAGAGGTGGTACTGGTTTATTCTCTGGCCCTCCTCCATTTGTTTGGATTAGTAACCAAGCTTCAAATAGTGGTATGGCATTATTCGGAAGTATCTCAGCAGGTACTACTTATATGTTCGACCCAAATGTTGATAAGTATAGACCATCTGCTTCAGCAGCATTATCTAAATCTTATTCAATCAATGTAACTGACCCTAATTATAAATTTCCGCAAGTATGGAAATCAACTTTAGCAGTTGATAAGAAAATTGCAGGAGGATTTGTTATAACTGCGGAAGGTACATATACAAAGAATATTAACGCTTCAGTATTTCAAAATATCGCTTTACCAACAACAGGTTTAATTACCTTAAGTGATGGTAGAATTAGATATCCAAAAACTTCAGTATATCCTATTGGTGGCTCAGCATTAGCATCAGCTAGTAATCCATCAATCGGTAACGCTATTTATATGACTAACGCTAACGTTGGTTATGTATGGACGGGTACTTTACAAATTCAAAAGGTATCTAAGAATTTAGTAACTACATTAGCTTACACTAGACAAGAAGCTAAAGATGCTACAATCAATGGTTCTACCGCAGGAACAATGTGGGGAGCTAAGCCGGTTGTAGGTGGTGCTAATAATTTTGAAGTAGGTTATTCAAATAACTACTTACCTCATAGAATTGTAGGTTCTTTGGTTTATGGTAGAGAGTTAATTAAGAATACAAGAACATCAGTAGGTGTTATCTATGAAGGTTCTCCTAATAATGTTGGTTCATCAACTTCATTCATCTACAATGGTGATTTAAATGGTGATGGTTACTCAAATGATTTAATGTTCATCCCTAAAGATGCATCTCAAATCAAATTAGTAAACGCAGCAGCAGTAGCTGGTGTGGCTGATACTCGTACACAAACTGAATTGTGGAATCAATTAGATGCTTTCATTTCAGGCAACCCTTACTTATCTAAACATAGAGGTGAGTTTGCAGAAAGACAAGCAATGGTATTACCTTGGGTTCATAGATTAGATTTAAACTTTACGCAAGATGTTTATGTAAATGTTAAAGGTAACAAACATACTGTAAGATTTACAGCTGATATCTATAACTTTACTAACTTATTAAATAAAGAGTGGGGTACATATCAATTACCAACAACAGTAGCTCCTTTAACTTTTACAAAGCTAGATGTTGATGGAAAGACTCCAATATTCTCATTTCCTTATTTAGATGGTAAGAACAAAGTTCCTTATACTAACTCATTCAAAGATGATGTAAGTGGTACTTCTCGTTATACTATTCAATTAGGAGTAAGATATTTGTTTAACTAATATTAATTAAATAAAGTATAAAGCCCTCATAGAAATATGGGGGTTTTTTATTTGGTATATTGAAAAATATTTCGTATCTTTGTAAAAATAAATTATTATGACTAGTTCCGAATATACCCAATGGTTGAAAGGATTTTTAGATGCGGTAGATAACTACAATATTACTAAAAAGCAATTTGATACAATTAGAGAGAAATTAAAAGAAGTTGATGATACTACCGGCACTCCTATTGGTAATGGTTGGGGTATTCCTAATTGGGGTGGTACAATAACATATCCATCAACAACACCTTATAGCATCCCTTTAAGCGGTACTATTACAACAGGTGGTACAATTACTACATCAAACTATCCAAGCGGAAGTACACTCACCTATACAACAGGAAATGGTGGTCTAAGCACATATACAACAGCAAATAGTGGTACTGCAAATGTTACTAATGGTACTATTACATCAACAACCGCTTATGTAAATCAAAGTAGTGAGGGTGAAGAGAAATTATTATTTGATTAAATGTTTGGATTCATATAAATTGGAGAACTATAATTGAGTTCATCATAATCACCAGCGTTAATTGGGTCATAAGAAGAATCCTCATCAGATATATCTAATATTTTTGGGTCTAACATTGATTCACCACTCTTACCTATATCAGTAGAAAGATTCTTTATAGCTTGACCTTTATAATCATATCCTTGTCCTCTTGATGATTCGTAACCAGTTAAATTTTCATTAACCGATGATAATTTTTCTTTAGCAAATTTATTAAAATCCGAAGAACGCATGAATGTTTTTAATTCATCCATAACTATATTTAATTCATTTTGCTGAATCTTATAGTTTTTTACTAAATTAATAACCGATTGCGATTTCATCAATCTATCTGTTATTTCCTTAACTTCTGAATAATTTAATCCATTATCTCCTTTATGAACTGAATGTAATATGTTTGCTAAATCTTTAGTAACTTCTTTACTTTTATGTAATTCGGTTACAAATCTACCTATTCTTGATAAATTAAATTTTATATCATCATAAGTTTTACCCAACTTAGATGCTATATCTTTCATTACATTTTTAAATCCTCTTTCTGCAATATATTTTAAAGCAAATATAGTAATTGGTAACATAACAGAAGTTAGAACGCTTTCTTTTATGTTTTTCTTTTTAACTGGTTTAAATTCAGAATCCCAGTTTTCATTCATTATATTCTTTAAACTAATCATACGGCAATAAATATGATTATTTTAGTTTATCGTATCTTTGTTTGTTTCTTTTATTTTCAAATTCCATTTCAACAGCTACCCACTTTCCTCTAGGACAAGCTCCTATTTTTGGGGAATAAATCTTCTTACTTAATATACAACCACATTCTCCGCAATGAATATATGGTGTATCTTTCTTAGAATCACATTTATCACATATCTCCATACGTTTGATGGCCAATCCACTTTGTAAATCATTTGGGTTATAAGATATCTTCCAAGCCTTAAATATTTCTTCTATCTTATTCATACAATATAATTATATCGTATTTAAATAATGTGTTAGGGATTCGCCAAACAATTCCATATCTTCTAATACAGAATGATAAATAACATCCTCAATTATATTAGCCGGTCTTACATCATCTTCTACTAAAGAAAAGTGATAAGCGGTTTCATATGTATCAGTAGCTTCTGCTAATGGTTCTCTTAAAATAGCCATCGTTATACTCTTTTTGGTATTAGCATTAAACGCCTGTAATGCATAGCACTCTTTCATTTCTTCTACTCTACCAATTTGCCAATCACCAAAGTATTTATTTTTAATCTTTTTATAGTTCTTTATTACTAACATATTACACTCTAACTTTTAAATTGTATCTAACTACTACATCTACTATTGCTTCATAAACGGAATCAACATCTTCTAATTCTTTTTTATTCAACCAATATTCCGATACTCCACATAACATTAAATACTCACCTCTATGCGGATGGTCTTGTTGTGGAGGACTAATTCTACTTAATGTTATTCTATAATATTCATTAAAAGGCAAAGTGGGATAGTAGTATGTTATTTCATAATACAATTCTAATTCCTTTATTTGCAATCTACTTCTAAAAAGTTTAATCAACTTGCCCCAATTTTTTATTGTTATCATAATTTATAATTAAAAAGGTAAAGGGTACTCATCATCAATAACCGATTCTATAAAATTATAGAAGGCACTTTTATTTAAATGGTTAGGAGCTAAATAAACATCCTTCTTCCATTGGTCTTTCATATCTTGGAGATACACTTTATAAAATCCATCAGGCGTAGCTTCTCTATGTACCAAAACATATACTCTCTTTCCCTCTACTCTATGTTCGAATTCAAAGGAATAATACCCTTTATCTTCCATAGCAAACTTCATATCCCATCCAAAGAATACAGCATACCCCATATCGCTATTATAATTTTTTATTGTTAGCATCTAAATTAAGTTTATATAAATGTTCTTCTAATTCTTTTAATTGTTGTATTACTTGTGATTGAATACTTTGATGCGATAGTGAACCACTTTTAGGTAATCCCAACAAAGTAGTACTTTGAGGTGCTATACTATAAGTAACCGCAGTTCCTGTATTGTATACTCGATTAATAATTCCCGTAGTACCACCATAGATACTGTTTTTAGCTACCTTACTTGCTGTATAACTTTGGGCACCTTCTAATATATCATCAATTAACATTTCATATTCTACTCTAAATTTTTGTAAAGTATGGATATTGGTTTTTGTTAAATGCGATTTAGCTAATAGATGTTGAGTTGCACTATCTTTAATACGAAAATTAATCACACCAGTAGTATCGTTTATTGATAATGTAATATCCCATGTCGAAGATACAACGTGATTCAAATCCAATATAGTTGCATAGTAAGTATCTTCACCGGCATTATGTATTGGATTAACAATAGAATAACCTTTGTAAGTATAGCCTGATATTTTCTCCCATCCTTTAATCTTCATTACAAAATTGTTTTATCAGTAAAGGTACGAAATTTTCCGCACTTTACCAAATCTATAATTGTTTCTTAAGTGCATCTCCAAACGTTTTAGTTACATTTTTCCAATCTTCAAACCACTTAGCTGTTACTAAATGTTGATTACATCTCATATAGTTTAATGAATATGACCAA